TGATTCGTGGGCCGCTGAACATGGCGCGATGAATCTGCAAGTTTACGATGATGTTCAGGGCCGGATGGCGGACAGCATCGAGTATCGCAAGATCGAGGCAGCGGAGCGTGAAGCCGACGCCTACATCGACAGACTGAATGGAGACGTGTGATGAACAAGGTAGAGTTTTCAGCCGTGACCGGCTTACCCAGAATCCTGATCCAATGCAATCCGTCATGGGATCAGTGGACCGATCTTTGCGAGGCCGTGTGGGTCACGGCCTTGGAGGGTGGGTGCAACTACTGGATGGATCGTATCGAGGTCAACCGCAACCATGATGCTTGGAAGACTCGACTTGCTCTCGGGTTCGTCGATGGTCCCGACATCAAGAAGGGCAGTGATCTTATGAAGAACATTCCGCTCAAGGTCTATCACAATGCCGATGACTGGGAGTCCGGCGAGTCCGAGATCACTGAAGGATTGTCTTTCGACATAGTGGCGGTCGGCATCAACAATCTGCCGCCTGAAGTCAAGCTGTCGATCATGAACCCATACACCTGTGACATCGACGCCGAGATCGCGGACCAGATCGTGCAGACAGGTTTGTTCGGGAGTGCGGTCTATGGGTGAGCGTTTCATGGTTGCCGAAGAGGGCTGGTACGAAAATTATGTCGTGGACACCAAGTTGGACATCACGGTTGCCGGTCCCTTTCGGTATGTCGAGGAAGCTGTGTATGAAGCACAGAATTTAGAGGAGGATGCAAATGCCAGCGAAGATCATTGAGGCCGAGTATCATGTACAGGCCACACATTTCTGGGAGGTCAAGCACATCGAGGGCTGGCCCACAGACGAGGAGGGTGCGCCGCGTGATATCAAATCGGCACATGACTTCTACATCAAGTGGGGGTTGCTGCATGTGAAGTGGCACAAGGACGGTCACCGGTTCGAGTACGAGCCGACTGCTGAACAGAACGGTGAGGACGACGACCACAAGTGGCCGGACCGCGAGTACATCGACGGGGAGTTGGTGGAGTGATGGAAGAACTACCGCTCGACCATGAGCCTAGCCTCGACCATTGGGCGAAGGGTATCGCCGACGAGGACGTAGCCACCGGCTACCACACAAACTGGGACCATGCCTACGAAGAGGCGTGGCACTGGCTGGATGCTGAATACAACTACAACCACGAATACCAAGGGAGTTAGTGTGATGAGGTACGAGGTAACGATTGTGGCGACCAACACCGTGTTGATCGACGCGGACAACGAGGATGACGCAACGCAACAGGCACTGGCGTTGGGTGTGTTCGAGACTCTGGATGGTGCCGACTATGATGTGACCAGTGTGGTCCCTGATCCGTACAACGAGGCGGCGGACAATGGATGACGCTTACGAGGGCGTCGAGTGTGACTGGTGTGGACATACATGCTGGGAGCACACGACATTTTTCGGGGACATTCGTTGCGACGAGTGTGCCTATGAAGACGAAACCTACAGAAGGGAGATTCTAGGTGAACAAGAGAGATAAACGAGTGACGCGCGACATGCGTCTGACGATGCTGAAGATTCACAACGATCTGAAGGACATCAAGAACACCATCGAGGAGTGCAATGACATCTGGCTGTCTGATCTACAGAAGCTGAATAAGATCATTCACACATTGCACCACGAGTTCGAGTTCAAGCCTCCCAAGGAAGGGCATGGGTATTGGTCGGACTGGGTGTTCGCAGAGGATGTGAAGGAGGAGGACCAACCCGAGGAGACGATGCAGTGAAGGTCGTCTGGGTTCTGTTGCTAGTCACAGGGTATGGTGTCGATGAATTCGACACCAAATCCCTCGGCGGTTACGATACTATGGCACAATGCTATCTGGCATCGACTCAAATCTTTTGGGAGAACATGCCAATAAACCAAGAAGCGTTGTGCATCAGAGTGGAGTACATGGACAATGACAGTGACGATTGAAGAAGGTGACGGCACGATGCAGCGGCGTTTGGACTTGGGTCTATGCCCTAAGTGTCGGACAGCCTTGGACCCTGGACCGTGGACCGTGTGCCGATGTTGTGGGTTACAGATCGGCGGTGTACTGGACCCCCATGGTTGTACACCGTTGATCGATCCCGAGTCAGTAATCAGCATGACAGGAGCGTTGAAATGAACCAAACACACCTATTGCCAGAGGCAAACACCGAGCCAGACATGGAGTGGAGTACCGCCGTGCAAGTTATCGACTGGTGCGTTAGCGAGATGCTCGATAAGATTCAGGAATGGCCGGATGACTATGGTCCGGGCAGGGCTGACGAGGTCATGGAAGCGTGGGAACGGATTTTAAGAGGCTAAGGTGGAAGCGATCATCGCAACAGTATCATTCTGTGTAATGGCAAGCATGCCCCCGGAGTGCGGCTACATTGAAGACGAACGAGGGCCGTATAAAACTGTGGAGCAGTGTGAGGTTCGGATAGAAGAGATGTTCGGCTTGTTGCGTATTATGTTTCCGCCCCACCTGATAAGGGCCGAGGGCAAGTGTCTTAGAGTTGTGGGAGAACAATTGTGAAACAACGGGATCCAAACTGGAGGGCTATCCGGCGCCACAATGTGGTGCCGGACAAGCGCAATAAATTAATGGAAGATATTCATGAAACGATGGTCGAAGATATGTTCAATCGTTGTTTGCGGTGTGGCACACCTCTTGCTTCTATTGTAGAAGTTCACGGCCATAGTCAATGTTCTGTCTGTGGTAGTGTGATCGATGACTGCTGCCAAGGAGAGTGCGCCAATGACTGACGATAACATTATCTATTTCTCGAAAGAACAATCCAAGATCAACAAGATCGACGCCTCTGCGGTCGAGGTCTTGTGCGACATTGCAGGCCGACATCTGGATGACGTTGTCATTCTCGGATCGGACAAGGAGACTGGTGCCATCAAGATGATGACGACACAAGAAGATGTTGCCGACATTCTGTTCTATCTGGAGGTTGCCAAGAAGGCGATCCTAGATCAGGGCGTACACGATGGTGTAGATGGTGAAGTTTAATTATCGCACAGAGCCTTATGCACACCAGCGTAAGGCTCTGGAGCGTTCGCATGACAAACGCAACTACGGCTATTTTATGGAGATGGGCTGTGGCAAGTCGAAGGTACTTATTGACAACATCGTCTGGCTCTACGAGCAGGGGCGCATTGACACAGCGGTTGTGGTTGCGCCGAAAGGTGTTTACCGCAACTGGGATGATTTGGAGATTCCCACCCACTTCCCCGAGAATGTTCCGCACGAGGTTTATGTATGGAATCCGAGTCCCAACAAGTCGCAAGCCGAGCGTCTCAAGTCTGGCATTCAAGAGCGTGGCGTCCTCCGCATCCTGTTGGCAAACGTGGAAGGGTTCGCGTCTAAAAAGCTGCCCGCATTTATGGGCGCGTTCACACAGGGCAGCAGTTTCTTACTTGCTGTTGATGAGTCCACTACAATCAAGAATCCCAAAGCCAAGCGCACTAAGACGTTGGTCGTTTTCGGTAAAAAAGCTGCATACAAACGCATCCTGACGGGGTCACCTATTACCAAGTCACCGATGGATTTGTACGCACAATGTGGATTCATGGATAAGTCGTTGCTCGGCTTTGACTCTTACTATTCTTTTCAGGGGCGTTATGCAGTTACAAAAACACAACGTATGGGATCGCATAGTTTCCTTCAGATCGTGGGCTACAGGAATCTGGAAGAACTATCGGAGAAACTTGACACGTTTTCCTACCGGGTCACCAAGGAAGAAGCACTAGACCTGCCTGACAAGGTGTACGTCACCCGAGAGGTGAGCGTCACCGACGAGCAGCGACAGCACTATCTGACATTGAAAAAGCAAGCCATCGCCATGTTCGACAACGGCGATTTGGTGACGGCGCCGGCTGTGATCACGCAACTGCTGCGCTTGCAGCAAGTGTTGTGCGGACACATTCGCACTGACGATGGGGACTTGATCGAGATTCCGTCGAAGCGTATCGGCGCACTGATGGAGGCCATCGAGGAGATGACCGGCAAGGTTATCATCTGGTCACGATTCCGATACGACATCAAGAAGATACAAGCCGAGATCCAAAGGGTCCATGGACCGGGGTCCGTGGTCACATATTTCGGGGACACGACCGATGAACAACGCCAGCAGGCGATCAAGGACTTTCAGTTTGGGGATGCTCGGTTCTTTGTGGCAAACCCACAGACCGCAGGCTTCGGCCTGACGCTGACGGCTGCAACAAACGTGATCTACTACGCCAACGACTTCGACTTGGCTACACGGATGCAGTCCGAGGATCGGTGTCACCGGATTGGACAGGACAATCGAGTGACTTACGTTGACCTGATCACTCCGGGTTCGATTGATCAGCGGATTGTTCGTGCTCTTCGGGACAAGATTGATCTATCGGCGAAGGCGTTGGGTGAAGAAGCTCGGAAATGGTTGGAGGTTTCTTCCCCTTGAACGCACGGTTCATCGCATTGCGTGTGGACTCTTCGTTGTTCTGCAACTGATGCGGGTACAGGCCCACTCGTCCAGTCTCGAGGTCCACATACAGCAGCCGAACGCCTAGCTTGCGCTGCTGGTCGGTCAACTTGCGAGAGATTGGTGTGCCACTGGCCCGGAAGCTGTGTGTTTTTACGTCAAAATAGTGGGTCTTGCCGTTCGGGGACACAGCAATCAGGTCGATTGGCCCCTGTTCGAGGTACGGAGCGTAGACATAACAGTCTTGAGAGAACAGCCACTCGGCTGCAAGCAGTTCGGATCGCTTACCATCTCGATTTTTGTTGTGTGGTCGCATAATGTTGTTGACTTCCCCGTTGTGTAGATTATTGTGAGTGACCGTAACAGACACGCACCGAGGAGTAAACAGGTGAATTTGAATAAGTGGAGAACCGTTGCCGTCTCGGCGCCAATGTATGCCGCACTGAAAAGGATGGCCGACGAGAACGACAGAAGTATAAGCAAACAAGTTGCCCACATACTCAAGAAGTTTTTTGAATCGGAGGGACAAAATATAGATTGATCGTGGACCTTGGTTCATGTATCACCCTCCAGCGGCAGCGGACTGGGCTTAGAAGTCCGTCAAACTGCTAAGTATACCAAGGATCTTACGACCGTCCTCTGGTCTGCTGCCGCCCGACAGCCGAAGGGCTTAAACTTTAACGAAAGGAGAAGACGATGAGCGATGTGTTTTCGCTGTTTGACGAGGCGGTCGATGCCCAAAAGTTCGACAATGTGGATGAGTCAAAAGGTTCCCGCCTTTCGACCCTGATCCGCGCATCCCTACAGATCGACGAGAAAATCTCGCAAGCCGAGAAGTACCTCAAGGATTTGAAATTCAAGAAACGCAAGGTGAATGAAGAGGACATCCCGGCTCTGATGGAAGAGATGGGTATGGAAAGTGTTACCGTGGACGGTAACAAGATTTCTCTTCGTCAGTTCGTCCACGCCCGCATCCCGGATGACAGGCGTGACGATGCGTATGCGTGGCTCCGTTCCATTGGTGAAGGTGACATCATCAAGAATGATGTGACGTTGTCCTTCAGCGCAGGCCAAGACAACATGGCCGGCTCTGTCGTTGAAGACTTGCGCCAGCAGTATGGACTGGACCCCGCACAGAAAACCCACATCCATCCGCAGACGCTGAAGGCGTGGGTTCGTAACCGTATTGAGTCGGGTCAGGATATCGACTTCGACCAGTTCGGTGTGTTTGTAGGAACTGAAGCAAAGATTACGAGGACGTAGAACGATGACTGAAAAACAAGCTGTAGCGAAAAAGGCGGAGTCGCTACCCGTCAATCTTATGGATGACCTGTACGCTGGTGCAGGTCAGGGGACGGAGAACATGACCTCCGAGGACATGCAGATTCCGTTCATGCGGATCTTGCAACCTCTCTCCCCGCAACTGATCAAGACGGACTCGAAGTTTATCAAGGGTGCGTCTGCCGGTGATATCTTCAACACTGTGACCGGGCAGTATTGGGAAGGCGACGAGGGCGTGACGATTATCCCGTGCGCCTACGAGATGAAGTTCCTGGAGTTCCAACTACGTGAGTCTGGTGGTGGCTTCCTTGGCGAGGTCGATCCGAACAACCCTGACATCCTTCGGGCAAATCGGGTGGGTCCGCATGAAATGCTTCCGTCGGGTAACGAGTTGGTTCGTGCTGCACAGTTCTTGGTTGTGGCTATCGACGAGAACGGTGCAACGCAGCAGATGATTCTCGATATGAAGAAGACCCAGATGAAGGTTGCCAAGCAGTGGAACACTCGCCGTGCGGGTATGAAGCTGATGCATCCGGAGAAAGGTCTGTTCACTCCGCCCATGTGGGCTACGGTGTGGAAGCTGAAGACTGTGCAGGAGAGCAACGACAAGGGTTCGTGGTTCAACTACTCGGTCTCTCAACTTGACATCCAGAGTGTGCCGTCGGTAGTGGTGCAGGAATGTAAGGGTCTCTACGAGATGTTCCGCAAGGGTGAAATCAAAACATCCGCCGGAACTGCCGAAGAGATGAACTCGGCGTCTGCTTCCAAGCACGACGACGAAGAGATCCCGTTCTAACGTAAGCCGGTCAAAATGCGCCTGACAGGGGGAGGCGGCAACAGTAGGGCACACACAAGGCTATGGATATCGACAGTTTTGCGACATGGCGGCTCACATAGAGTCTCGCGGTATCAGAACGGGTTGTGTGCCCACCCCCTGCCCTAACCCAACTAGAGGGGACAGCTATGAACTTGGACGAAAGGTTCATGGCCGCGTTTGAGGGTTTCAAATCGGCACATGGACAGACGATTATTTCAGAGGAACGACGCGCCGGGAAACAAAAGGCACAATCCCGTACAGTCCGCACTCCAATCACACTCGAACTTATCCGGTCACACCTGAACGGCGTGAAGGGTGTAGGTTCCATACCGATTAACGAGGACAACAAATGTAAGTTCGGTGTCCTCGACATTGACGAATATCCACTAGACCTTGCCGGCATTGACCGGCGCTTGCGCGACCTTGATATCCCAGCCGTGGTCTGCCGCTCAAAGTCTGGTGGGGCACATATATACTTCTTCTTCACGGAGTTCATGAGCGCAGGGGAGTTCCGTGACAAGGCTTCGGAGATTGCCGCCTATGTTGGGTATGGTCGGTGTGAAATCTTCCCGAAGCAGGAGCAGGTTCTGCACGAGCGTGGTGACGTTGGTAACTTTATCAACCTGCCATACTTCGATGCAGAGCAAACCCTGCGTCATGCAATCCTCGAGGATGGATCTGCCGCCACCCTCGAGGAATTCCTTGACCTTGCCGACAGTCGTGCCATCTCTCCGGAGGCTTTCGTCTCGCTTACCTTCGGGGTTGTCGAAGACGAGTTCAAGGAATGGGCGCCCTGCCTGAACTGTATGTTCGGGCAGGGCATTCCCGAGGGCACTCGCAACACGGTGATGTTCGCCGCTGCGGTTGGGTGCAAGAAGGAGCAGCCCGAGACATGGAAGCAACGACTCGAAGAGATCAACCAGCGTTTCTCTACCCCGCCGCTGCCGGCGTCCGAGATCGTCACGATCCAGAACCAGCATGACAAGAAGGACTACGGATTCCCGTGCGATCAGGAGCCACTGAGGAGCTTCTGCAACAAGACGCTGTGTAAGACCAAGAAGTTCGGTATCGGCGTTACCAGCATGGCTGTGGACGTTACAGGGCTATGTGTAGTGAAGTCCGAGCCGCCTGTCTGGTTCTGTGATGTAGGTGGTCGTCGTGTCGAGTTGACAACCGACGATCTGCAAACACCGCAGCGTTTCCAGAAGGCATGCATGGAACAGATTCATGTCATGCCCCCGATGATGAAGATGCAAGACTGGCAGACCATCGTCACCATGCTCATGGAAGACATGAACCACATCGATGTGCCGCACGAACTGACATACAAGGGCCAGTTCAACGAGCTTGTCGAGGCGTATTGTGATGGTCGGGTACAAGCACAGTCGGCGGAAGAGATCGCACTGGGCAAGCCGTACACGGATGAAGAGGACGACCTGACATACTTCAAGCTCGAAGCGTTGATGAAGTATCTGCGTAACCAGAAGTTCGACAGCTACAGCCGGGGCCAGATACAGGAGCGATTGAAAGAGTTGAACAACGGTGGACAGGCAAACGGCCAGCGTCGGTTCAAGACAACGAAGGGGGACACCATGCCGATGCGTGTGTGGTGGGTTCCTGCCAAGTCCAACGAGGTCGAGATCCCGGCCATCGATGTGGGTGGAGAGGAGATTCCGTTCTAATGGGCTATGTAGCGTATTTTTGTTGCGACCGATGCAACGATCACTGGAAGGTCTATTACGCTGACATGGCGTCGATGACCTTGGGCGATGCTTGTCAGAAGTGCACGGGTGATCACCAGTGGGGCACGATAGAGGAAGTGCAGGTTGACACACACTTCTTCGAAGAAGTGGACTCCGCGTAATGCAGACCACGATTTTCGGACCCCCAGGCACGGGCAAGACTACACGGCTGATCAACATCGTTCAGGAAGAACTGGACCGTGGAACGGCGCCCGACAAGATTGCTTTCGTGTCCTTCAGCAAGAAGGCTGCACAGGAAGCACGGGATCGCGCCACGGAGAAGCTGGGCATCAACGAGCAGCAGATGATCTGGTTCCGTACGCTGCACTCCTTCGCGTTCCAGAACCTTGGCCTCAGTGGTCAGAAGGTCATGAAGGGTGCGGACTACAACAAGGTCGGTGAGTTGCTGGGTCTGCCCATGCTCTCGTCTGCTTCTGTCCGCATGGATGATGGTATCTTGTTCTCGGCTGGTCAGTCCAAGGGTGATCAATACCACGGCATACTTCAACTTGCTCGGGTGACTGGCAAGTCAATGGAAGAGATGTTCAACGAAAAGAACACAGACTACAGGCTGCACTTCCAGCAACTGAAAGTCATGGATCAGGTAATCCGTGACTACAAGAAGATGACCGACAAGGTGGACTTCGTGGACATGATCGAACAGTTTGTGATGCAGGGTAACTGTCCGCTGCTCGACGTGCTGATTGTGGATGAAGCTCAAGACTTAGTGCCACTCCAGTGGCGTATGGTGCATGAAGTGATGAAGCCGTGCGCCAAGCGTATATACTTTGCCGGTGACGACGATCAGTGCATCTATTCGTGGATGGGTGTGAACGTCAACGACTTCCTGACTGCATCGGACGACAAGATCATCCTCGATAAATCCTACCGTCTGCCCTCGCAGGTGCATGGGCTGGCGGACAGTGTGGCAAAACGCCTAGAGGTTCGGCAGCAAAAAGTATGGTCGCCGGTCGAAGAAGGTGGCGCCGTCGTATGGCATCATGATATCCTCGATGTGGACCTACGATCTGGTGAATGGTTGATTCTTGCCCGCACAAATAACATTGCGAACAAGGTTGCGAACACCCTCAAGGAACAGGGCTACTTGTTCTGGCGAGAGGGGCCGGGTTGGTCCATTTCTCCAAATGTACTAAACGGCATCGAGGTGTGGTTGCGATTATGCAAAAATCAGTTTGTGTCCCCAACGGACTTGAAGAGCTTCTCCAAACTTATCCAGTCAACGGTCATCACCAAGTCTGGCCGACGCAAACTTACAAACCTAGACTCCGAAGCAACTTACAACCTCACCGATTTACAGAACCTGTGCGAGTTGACCGCGACTGCGGAGACGCCATGGTACGAAGTGATCCGTGTGTCGGAGCAGGAGCGGATCTACATTACTTCTGTACGTCGGATGGGCGAGTCTATCTTGTCGGGCAAACCGAGGATACGGATCTCGACGATCCACAAGGCGAAGGGTGGGGAGGCAGACAACGTCCTCCTCCTGCTTGAGTCTAGCCCTGTCATAACAAGAGCCGAGGACACGGAAGGTGAGATTCGCACCTTCTATGTGGGTATGACTCGTGCCCGCAAACAGCTACACCTTGTCGAGTCACACTCCAACCACAGGTTCGAACTATGAAAAACAGAGAGTATTTCTTGAAGCAGGCGGAAGAACTGATCAACGGACCGAGGGCCGAGGACTACGGGCCGGCGCTATTGAATCATCAACGTATCGCCAGCATCTGGAACGTCTTGCTCCGCAAAAAGCTGCTAGACAAGATCACGCCAACCGAGGTGACGGCGATGATGGTCGGGTTGAAACTGGCTAGACTTGCCGAGGACATGCACAAGGACGATTCGTGGACCGACATTATCGGGTACGCCGCACTGGGCGGGGAGATCTCGAACGATGAAAGCTGATCTGTTTGATATTGAGGAAGAGTGGTATCCACCGTCGTCCCTGCCGGACCTGACAAACTGCGAACGTATTTCGGTTGACCTTGAAACCTGTGACCCGAACCTGCTGACCCTGGGTCCGGGTTGGTGTCGCAACGACGGCTATGTGATTGGCTTCGCTGTTGCTGCTGGTGACTTCGTTGGTTACTTCCCGATCCGGCACCAAGGTGGTGGCAACATGCCGGAGAAGACTGTGGTGAACTGGTTGAAGAAACAGCTTGCCACGCCGCACATCGAGAAGATCATGCACAATGCCATGTACGATCTGGGCTGGTTGCGCTGGGCCGGCATCGAGGTGCAGGGCAAGATCATCGACACAATGGTGGCGGCGCCGCTGCTGAACGAGAACCGTCGCTGGTACAACCTGAACAGTCTGGCTGGCGAGTATCTCGGCGAGTGGAAGAACGAGAAGATGCTGAAGGCTGCGGCGTCGATGTACGGTGTGGATCCGAAGGGGGAGATGTGGAAGCTACACGCCTCGTTCGTGGGCAAGTATGCGGAGCAGGACGCTGCTGTTACACTGCGTCTGTGGGATCGGCTGCGGGCTGACATCGACAAGGATGAAGTCAGCAGCATATTCGAGTTGGAGACATCACTGATTCCGTTGATGCTCGATATGAAGACGAAAGGTGTGCGTGTCAACACCGACCGCGCCGAGCAGGTACAGAAGGAACTGAAACATCGCGAGGACGCCCTACTTAAAGAAGTAAAGAAAGAGACCGGCATCCTTGTGGAGCCGTGGGCCGCTGCATCTATAGCAAAGGCGTTCGACGCCCTTGGGTTGAACTACAACAGGACAGAAAAGTCGAATGCGCCAGCCTTTACAAAAGCATTTCTTGCGAACCACACTCACCCGGTGGCGCAAAAGATTGTACGCCTGCGCGAGTTTAACAAGGCAAACACAACATTTATTGAAACCATTCTTGAACATTCGCATAACGGTCGTATCCATTGTGATTTTCACCCTCTTCGTTCAGATGAAGGGGGCACAGTCACCGGACGATTTTCTTCGTCCAACCCGAACCTCCAACAGATCCCCGCGCGTGACCCTGAAATCAAAAAAATGATTCGGGGTCTTTTCATCCCGGAGGATGGCGAGAGGTGGGGCAGTTTCGACTATGCATCCCAAGAGCCACGGTGGCTGGCACACTATTGCGCCACGCTGACCGGCGCGCGGCGGGATCCACAGATCGATGACGTGGTGAGAATGTACCACGAAGGCAATGCTGACTTCCACCAAATGGTGGCGGATATGGCGGGTGTGTCACGCAAGGAAGCCAAGACTGTAAACCTCGGCATCATGTACGGCATGGGCCGGAAAAAGTTGGCCGGCACCCTCGACATCACCGAGGAGGATGCCAAGGGATTGCTGAACAAGTACCACGACAAGGTGCCGTTTGTGAAAGGCATGGCCGATCTGGCGATGAATCAAGCGGCGGACAAGGGTGTGATCCGTACGTGGCTGGGCCGCAAGTGTCGGTTCGACATGTGGGAGCCAAGGTCTTACGGATACCACCGTGCGTTGCCCCTTGAAGAGGCGGTCAAGGAATACGGTGGCAAGGGTATGATCCGCCGCGCGTTCACCTACAAGGCACTGAACCGACTGATCCAAGGGTCAAGCGCGGACCAGACCAAGAAGGCGATGGTGACGTGTTATGAAGAAGGACTGGTGCCAATGCTAACAGTTCACGACGAATTGTGTTTTAGCGTGAACTCTAGTGAACAATCCGACAAGATTGTAGATATCATGAAGAATTGTGTACCAGACTTGAAGGTGCCGTTCGACGTGGACGCCGAGCTAGGCGACAACTGGGGAGAGGTTGGATGAACTTGAAATGTTTTGCCTGCGAATCGAATCTGATTTGGGGCGGGGACCATGACATTGACGATGACGAGGACTACTTCATCGTCTCCAACCTGTCATGCCCCGAGTGCAAGACGTTCTATCTTATGTATCACCCAACGCCTGAATCCGATGAGCCAAACGCATCGCCCGATTCGGAGTCTGTTTAGCCCACCTCGAGTCCAACATTTGACGGCTGGCCTCGGGCCAATCCCGCTTATCGACGGCAGCTTTCATCTTTCGGAACTTCGAGAGCCGTGGACGACCGAGTTGGAAGCACATGTTTGCAATGCATAATTGTGCGTCTTCAGGCAAGTCATTGAAATCGCTGTACAATAATTCGCAATCTCGTACAGTTCGTTGTATGTCCTCGTGGAATAGGTCATCGACGTGCTCCTGAGACACCGTAGTGCCCACTTCGAACCCGTACAGTTCGTCATCTTCGGTAATAAGGTGCCCAATACCCACGGTTTTGTAGCCAAGATGGTCTAAATATATTTCCAGCTTGCATCCTTCGTCGATAGCAAGCTCCTGTTGGAGTTGTTCTAGGTTCATGGTTGCCTCCTACATGCACAAGTCTTCATACCGGGTAGTATAAAGACGGTGCTGACTCATGTCGCCCGTGTGTTGTGTGCGTAGCAAGCGCAGCAGCCAGCGAAACATTATCCAGTACCTCGTAATCTTTCAAACAACTCCCTGGTCCGTGGATCCTGGATCGTGGACTGTGCTGTTTGATTCGTCATGAGTTGTACGGGAGCCGTCGAGGGGAGATCACTGACGGCTCCCGTGTCCACGGGCGCCGGTGGAGGAGTCGTCGCCGTGGAGGTTGGTGTTTCTTCCGGTGGCATTTCAATCCGGAACACCGGACGCTTGCGCTCGTCCACGCCTTCCGCAGTCAGTGGCCTACGCAGATAGTCACGCTTGATCAGGTTCAACTCACGCTGCAATCCCCGGCGATCAAACGGACGGCCTACGCTACGGTAGAACGCAGTGATGTCGTTCATGATATCGCTGTCGATGTTTACCGGATCGAAGCGACCAGCAAGAATCTTTTTGTACCCGGAGAAGCCAAACTCTTTTGCAGCCCGACGGATCTCCCTCTCGTCCATGCCGAGCTTCTTCATGTTCTGAATCAGCTTGAAGCCGCGATTGTACACCTTGAACTTACGCTCGTTTTCCTGACGATAGTTCTCGATGATGACGGATGGATCCTCGACGGTACGACCAAACGCACGAAGCTGACGGTTGAAGTTTCTCTGTGCCTGCACAGCAGATTCGTTGTGCGCGTATGTCCGGTAACGGAACGACGACTCCGGGGTAACCTTCTGTTCGCCGATACCGGTGAAGTAGCGAAGGATCTCTTCTTCAAGCTGACGAACATTACCACGCTTGTCGAGACCTTCTGGCCCAAGCAGCGCGGCCCCAAGACGCCCCGGCACGAAGAACTCAACGTCTCCCGTGGTTGGCGAGACCTGTGCGATACTTGTGAAGTCGGTAATGATCGTCGGCTGGAACGCCTCGAAGATGTGCGTCATGGACTTGGCGCCCACCTCACCCGGAGTATCTTCCGGGTTCCACACCTTGTTACCTGTCTTGGTGACACCACCACGTGCTGTGACATCGAGCAGCCGCTCGAAGATGATCGATTCTTCGGCGAAGGGCGAGGCAACCTCTGACAGGAACTGCCCCATCGCGTTCAGTGTTATGCTGCTGGCATCGAGGTCAAGTTCCTTGCCGTCGTTGATCGCATTGATCACACCCATAACCGGGCGGCGCAGATAGTCGTACGGGTTGGTGAAGCTGTAGTCCACGTAACCTGTGATGTTGCCATCCTTGTCCACGGAGGTTGGGACAAGTGTACTGTTCTTGCTCCACGGAGGTGCGATCTCGCGCAGCGCGTCAAGTGTGTCTCGGGACAGATCGTTCAGGTACAGTGCTGTTTCCTGCACAGCCGGACCGGCCACCATCGTGGTTGCAGCGAATCCGTTGAGCCGCCGCTTGCCGATGTCCCGCATACTGCGGCCTTGCTGCACCAATGCTTGGTTGCCCGCAGCCCGTCCCTCTTGAATCATTCGTGCACCCATCTGCACTTCGTCGATGCCACGATTCAAGGTGTTGAAGGACGTGCGAACGATCTCGGCGGGGAACGCGATGAAGTTACCAACAGGCAGACGACGCAACCCTTCAATGAACTGCGGCACCCGCTCGTAGTTCGGCACGGTGTTCTTCACAATGTCGGCAGCGTATGCGTTCAGGCTCTTCGCACCCTGTGCCCGAGCGAAGTCTTCTGCGGCGGCAACGTCTCCGCCAAACGCATTGACCAGCTTGCTGCGCTCGAAGTCAAAGTTGTAAATCTTCCAGATGTCGTCACCACCTTGGTACAGATCCCTGGCTCGTTTATCGACAGACCCCAAAAACTGACCGGCGCGGCCTCGTGACTTCTTCTGACCGAGGTTAACACCAAACTGATCGACCTCGTCGGTGGACAGGCGAGACAGACCATCCTCGATAGTTCTTTCAAGTTCGCGAAGCTGTGCTTGCGTGCCCACTACACCAAGTTCCTGCAACTCACGGAAGAAAGCTGCCCGATCCTCGGGTGAAGACTTGCGGATGTTTTCCAGAACAAGCGAAACAGACTCGAACACATTAGCGCCCCGGCCCACGTTACCCTGTGCCGCAGCGAAAAGCGCCGCCGAGGTGACGTTACGAATCTGCGTCATCGGGCTGTAGACAGTCTTAACCTTTTGAGTGAAACCCTTGCCAAGCAGGAAGGAACTCATCGCCATGTTGATCACTGGATTAAACTGTTTTGTGTTACGAGTAAGATCATTGTACACGGGCTTGCGGGCGAAAGTTCGTACTTCGTTGCCTGCTTCCTTGCCGGCGGAAGTCAATGAACCGAACCCACTGTCTACTAATTCAATATAGTCTGCCCTGTTGGCAAGAGACAAACTTTCGTACACGTTACCGTCGATGATGTCGTCACCACCAACACGAGCACCGTCGATGATTTGCCCCCGGCCCTGCCGCAGGAATCCGTAGAAATCGTCGAGCGCCACAGTTTCCGCAAGATCGCCCACCGTCCGAACGTAGGCTTCGACAGGATCGGTGACTTCACCAAGCAGCTTCTTCAGCACATCCTCTTCGAGGCGGCGCTGACGGAACATGTCTCGACTCATCTTCTGCTTTGCAGTCCGAGACAACGTCTCGCTGTTGTCAAGGAAGCCAACACGAGTACGATAGCGGTTCACGAATGTGTCAACCACGTCGTTAATCACACGCTGCGTGACAGGTGCGTCTGTAGCAAGCTGGTTGCCAAGGTCTGCTTCGCTGACAATCTTGTTGTACAAGTTTCGCGCCGTGTTGGGGTTCTGCTGCAAGAACCCGATAACTTCACGGCGGTTCTGCACGTACTCGTCCGAACGGAAGTACGCATCCGGGTCATCGAACACGCGGTACTTGCGACGAAGATACTTGCCAAAGTTTTCTGTGATCTCGTCCCGCACCAACTGCGATACGTTCTGTGTGCCGTAGTCACTGTTGACAATACGAGCCGACAAGTCGTCGATCTGCTGGCGCATTTTTAAGACAGACCCACGGGCAAACTCTGGAATAGCCTCGATCAGGTGGTCAGCGTTGTTCGGATCGAAGGCTTCACCTGTACGCGCTGCCCGCCGGATTGCTGCCCTGCGAACCTCGGCACTATTCAAGAAGTTTGCATCCTTGGTCAGGAACCCGTAGATCGAGTTCATAACCTCGACGCGACTAAGTTCTCCGAACCCTTGAAGGTTTGCAGTCTTTGCTCCCTTGAAGATTTTATTAGTCTCTTTTTCAAGCTGCCGGATCGCGTACGCCGCGTTGTTGGCTTGCGAGTCGATGAAACCCTGGATCGCGGACCGGCGTTCAGCAGCCTCGGTCGTAAGATTACCACGGAAGCGAAGACGGGCTTTGACCCCCTCGTACACATCCGAGACCGTTGTATCCGGGTCCGTGGCCGCACGACGGGTGATCGCACGAGGCACCGTCATGTTACCGATGTACTGCGCTGCCGCACTGTTGCCTGTTGCTTCGGCAATCTTTTGCAGTGCACCACGAGTTCCTGATGCTACCGGTGCCAGAACCTCGCCGGTCAACATTAGTCCGGGTTTTGCAACCAGTGCTGTTGTGCTGAGTAGGTAGGGGAATGCTGCCGCCAGTGCACCGGCCTCTGCACCGAGCCGAATCTTGTTACGGAACCTGCGACCAGCTTCGAGCCTGCCACTGAGACCGACATCCTTTTCGGTCATCGTCGGTCCACCGTCAACGAAATCACCGATGGTGGTGACACCGTCGTCAGCAACGGCTGCGTCTACAAGCAGCGCGGCTCCGGCCTGCTGTGCCCGCAGCTTGGCTGTCTGTCCTGCTGTCAAACGTGCCGGCATCGGTCCAGCGGTAGCAACACGGCCCCGGCCCTGCTGACGGATAGCTTTCTCTAACTTGCCGAGCTTGGAAATCTTGGAGACTGCGGCAACACCTACACCGCCCGGTAACAAGAACTGCCCTGTTACATCACCGATGGTGCCCGCGATGCCGACAGGGTCGAGGCCAAGAGCTTCGCGGACATCGTCTCCAGCTTGGCTGATAGCACGAGTTGTGTTGGTATCGAACACGGAGTCAATGGCAATACCGCCGAGTTCGGCGACACCCTGCACCGCCTTGGTAACACCAGACCCCAGGCCTTCGGCAAACTCTTGGAGGGTGCCCTCTGATTCTACAGAAGGATCGACGATACGATCACGAGCGACGAGTTTTTCTTCCCCCGACCCTGCCATTGCATCGGCGCGGCGACGAGCCTCCTCGTCCGTCATATCGTCGGAAACTTCGATGAACCTCCCGTTATGCTGGATGATTCTAGCCATTGGGCTAGTTTCCTACAGAAGTGGTCTGTAGCCCAAGGATTTTTGAATCTTGCGGTGTCAGGCTCCCACCACCAGCAACCGCCGCAGCCGCGATTTGATCGCCAATCGGGTTACCTTCTGCGAGGGACGCCAGCAACGTGGCACCACCTGCCGACAGGTAGGCTGCAACAGTTGGGCTGTGACCCATCTTAATGAAGTCATCCCGACGGATTTCATAACCCTGTGGCGTAACAGTTTTGCCGGGATACACCATTTTGATTGCGTCATCTTGCGACACGCCGTAGCTCTCCATGAGCACCTTGATCTGCTGTGACTTGTCCGGCAGATCGTTGATCTTCTCGAACAGGTCAGCGGCGATGTCGTACTTCTTGAGCAGCAGTGCTTGCGAGGCAGCTTCGTCTCGTGCCTCTTCAGCCATGCCCATCTCAAGGCTTGCCAGCTTGAGCTTCTGCTCGGCAGATTCTACCTCGCGAACATCTTCGCCATAACCCTTGAAGCTTTCTTTACCTGCTTGCGCTACATTGGTTAGGAAGTCTGGAGACTGACCTGCGGCCATGTTCAGGAAGAACTCCATGATACGAAGATCGCGGCGGCTCTTCAGGTCGGGTGCCTCGATGCCGTACTCTTCCAAAAGTTTCTTCGCCTCGCCCACATACTCGCTTGTGGCTTTCTTCTTGCCCTCGGGAGTGGTGGTCTCCAGTATCTGCTTCAGTTCGTCGAAGACACTCTTTGGTCTGTCCTCCTGCTTATCACCTGCCGCAGGCGGAGTAGGTTCTACGAGACGACTTGTTTCAGAATCAACAGCACCGGGCTGCGGGTAAGGAGCACCACCAATAAGTTCAGGGCCAAAGTTCACGTCACCCGGTTGCGTAGACGGCACATTCGGATCAGGGAACTCCGAAGTTCCAGCACCCGGTGCCGGTGCCGGTGCCACTGCCGGGGGAGACATAGACTCGTCCGTGGACGGTGAGCCGCCGATCTGCATGTTGGGGCCAAGTACGTATTGATTCAAAAAGTCTGTAACCCCGGACATGCCCAGCCCAGTTGCCGGACCCTGATAGCCGCCGGCTTGACGGCGAACGGGTTCTTGCTCCATAGCAGCGTTCATGATCCGTGGACCGGAGGCCAAGATCCCTTGTGGCCCCCGCGCTGCACTACGGCGCTGCTGCGGGTTGGCAAACATCCGACGATCCAAAGGATTACGCATCATGGGGTGCCGCCTCCTTGATTAAAGAACCCACCGTACAAGCCTGCGCCAAGTAGACCGATGCCCTGAGACAACATGCTTGGCGGAGGTGTGTAGGTCTGGGTAGTTTGTTGTTGCAGTGCCGGGACGCCGCGGAAGATGTCGCCCAAGAAGCCAAGCTGCTGGAAGGGAAGCTGCTGCTGTGCCAGTTGGTTCGCCTGTGCAACATTCAGACCTTGCTGTGCTTGCTGCTGTTGCAGGCCACCGATACCAAGCAGTGTGTTGATATCCTGTGTGCCCATCTGCTGACCTTGCATACCAAGCTGTGCGATGCCACCTGCAAGACCCTGTGAAAGACCGCCAGTAAGCTGTGCCTGACGAAGCTGCTGCGCTGCTGCGTCTTGCGCTAACTTCGAGGCTTGCGAGAACCCGGCGCTGCGAAGACGCTCCCCGGTCCGAGCCTGCTGCTCAAGAACATTCCTGCCAAGTTCCCCCTGCACAACAGCGGCCCGACTTCCGCCAAACGCGCCCGATCCCACAGCCCGAGCATTTGCTGCCTGCTCTTGTATCTGACCTTGGCGACCAATGTCTGCCTGCGCTCGTTGAACAACATCCTCTAGAAACGGATCCATATACTCTTGGTAGGCTGTCGGAGACATGCCTGCGCCAGCAGCAAGTGCCTGCGCCTGACCAAGACCAGAAGTCAGAGCTTCTTTCGATTCTTGAAGAAACGGTTGAAAGGAACCAACACCACCAAGAGCGGAAGTAATTGCCTGCTGCTGTCCCTGCGACAGGCCCGCAAGCTGCTGTTGGACAAACGGCATGGACAAGCCCTTGCCGCCTTCATCCGTTGGCTTGAACAGATTCTGCGCCGAGGTCAGAAGATCTGCAATATACTGCTCCTGAAACTCGGGCAGTCTCGTCGTCACTGATTGAGTTGCTACAGCCATTACGCTTGGGCCTCCAGTTCGGCCATCATATCATACATACGGGCAGCGCCGATATCTCTATCTCCGCCACCGGCTCCACGGACAGATGCCGCCGTCATTACAAACTCGCCGTCGGACAGACGAGCGGGCACAGAATCAGATGTGCCGGTCCCTGGTCCGTTGACCTCCCCACCATGCATCATGGTAGCGATGCCGCCCTGAATCTCACGGCGGTAGTCTGCGAGATCTGTTGGGTCATTCAACTGTACAATCCTGCCGTCCTGCATACGTGACGTGATCGCAAAGTCCTTACCCACAGGCTCGGGACGTTCTTCGAAACTGTACTCCTGACGCTGACCCAAACCCCCGGCCAACGCCAGTGCGCCAAGTCCCATGCCAAGTTTTTGCCCGCCGGACAGCCCGCTAAAGAAGCTCCCGATGCCGCCCATCGAGCCACCACCAAGACCAAAACCGATCATTGCCGGGATGGCAATCGGTGCAATCTTGCTTATGTTTCTGGTGATGTTGTTAAACAGTCCCATTACGTAACAACCTTTACAGTGCCGCTATCATTATACAGAGCACCGGTTTCTAGTCCAGTCGCGCTGGTCGGCAGGTTTGTCAGAGTCAGCTTCGTGCCGCGCATTTCGCCGGGTGTTCTTTCTTGCGAGATGAATATCTCCAAAGCTCGAAGCAAGTCCGCCATGTACTGCGAATCGTAATCTTCGGGCGCCTCCGGGAGTCGGGGTGGTGGGTTTTGTACCTGTGCCACTATTGTCTCCCGTCAGGCCGCAGATCAACGCGCGGACTTCCTAGCTTCCATTTCGTCCCAAGAGCCGTACTCTCCACACGAACTGCGAAAGCCCTGCCTCTTGAACGAAGGTGTAACTGTTCTGTAAATGTTTCGACATCTCCTGATATCGAACCAATCGCGGTTCCAGCATCCGTGTTGTCGAATGATGCGCCGGGGAATCGACGAGACTTTACTGTAAACACAGCTTGTGGGCTACTTAAATTAGTAGACCCCAAGAATGTCAGGTCAGGAATAACGCGCCTGATATACGTGAACTTGTCACCATCACCGATGTCGATAGCAGCAGACTCGATAAACGAAGTCATAGCTGATCCGTCATCGTCGAAGCCAATCTCGTGATTAAAGATGTACTGACTGCCAGCAGCCAAAGGGTTGGCCCGCGTTCCACGGTCCAACCATGCTGTCCTAGCTAGACTACCAAAGTACCAGACCTTTTCACCGTAGTTATATATGACGTACTTGTCGTTTTCCGTGGATGATGCAGATGGATAGAACCAGAATATCTCGCTGAACTCTGAGTTGATACCCGAGGTGACTTTGTCGGATTCCGCAATGTTGAAATCACCAAACACCTTCTGCCTCACACTGCATGGAAGCTGCTGTGTGCGACCAGCGTAGACATAAAAATTATCTATACCCATCCAATACACAACATCCTCTGTCGCTACGGCTGCATTCGGACCCATGATCGTGATGTTCGAGGCAAGCTGTGACAGGCCAAAGGTAAAGGGTGGCCCGATGAACCGCAGAGAAAATAGGGCCGTATCGGTCCAAACAAGGATCTCACGTTTTGTTTCAACCGCCTGGACAAAGGTGGACCCTGATCCAAGCCGCAAGTCTCCAGCAGTGTTTGTTGCAAGTGGATACCAAGTGACTGGATCCTCTTGTGACGAAAACCGGATCAATAGCGGATCTTGTACGCCGTCACCCTGCGTATCGGATGCTCCCCCCAAGCCGTCACAACCGAAAGCCAAGACATGTCTGTCTTGATCAGAAACCAAAACCTGCTTGGCTATAGTAGGCACACTTCGCTTTGTGCCTGTCCGTGTGGATAATTCGACGGCGCGGGTGGATAGATTGTTAGTGCGATCCCAATAGAATATGCCACCATCTCGTGCGTTGATCAGCAAGTCTTCGCCAAAGTTGTCATGCGACCACAGGCGAATCTGCGTTGTGGTTGTCAGACCGCCCGATGCGGCATCACCCCAACCAAAGTAATCGTTTGCTGCACTTGCATTGCCAGATATCAGCGTCACGGTAGCGCCGTCAGCATGTGTCGATGCTTCTGTGCCAGACTGCGCCCGTGTCACGGTCAGGTCATTGGTCGATACGTTGGTGACTTTCAGTATTTCATTGTCAATCAGGATCAGATCGTTGTTGGCTATGCCTGTGCCGCTGGTAACCGTAAGTGTTGTGTCAGAGTCAGAGAACGTGCCGCCCTCGTTGATCGTGGTTTCAAGTGCGCCTGCCGCTACACCACCGTACAAACCCGCACCCCAGCCTGTGCCACCGACAGTCGAGTCCAGACCGACGTTGATCTGATATGTGCCAACGGTGCTTGATCCACCATTACCTGTGTCGGACGAGTTGGCCGCGACACTGGCAGTGATGGTATAACTGTTGGCGTTGACGATGCTGACGATCTGATATTCTATGTTCAAGACTGCGGCAGTGATGTTGCCGCCCAATGATGCCGCGCCAGAAAATGTGACGAAATCATTTTCGACAGCGGCATGCCCCGCTTCTGTAACGGTGATCGTTGTGCTGCCGTTGGTGGCTGCAAAAGTTACATCGCCGGACCCCGTGGTCAGTCGTATAGGCGTGATGTCGTTAAACGATCCACCCTCTTCGATGTAGTATTTCAGATGCGTGCCGATGCCAAGGTAGTTCGACCCGTCAAGTGCGATCCAGTTATGCAGCGCACGAGCGGAACCGAGATAGGTGGACGAGCTAAACTTCTCCCATCCGCCCAGCTTTTCCGGGTATCCAAACCGAAACCGTATCT